CTATTCTGTTATAAAGAGTTCCGGTATATTGTATTGAATATCAGCAACTTCACGGCTTACGCTTATGTTACCGCAATCAACTAATGACCACTTTAACTTAATATCACCATTAGATAAAATTACAACATATTCTTTTTTATGCATTTTTATATATGTAGATGTTTCTCTTGAAAACCCACTACGCTGCAACAATATGGTCAAAGGATTGGTTGTTCCATATTCTAAATACTCATACCAATCATTATCCATCGTTTCCAACTTGTGAAAACGCTTATATTCTGTAGAAAATCTAAGGAAATAATTTGAAATACTGAATAATACAACATTTTCAATTACACTAAGTGTTTCTGCAATTACGATATTTCTATGCTCCAATGAATTATCATAAGGTATTAGCTTGTACATTTTCATTATTTTAGAATCTGCATGTTCCTGCTTATATTCAATTGCCTTTGTTGTAATAAAACTAAGCCCGGAACCAGACATCCATTGAGATAGAATAACAGCATACCACTTCAACATACTGTGTTTGCCATTTGCACCTCGTTTACCAAGAGTCGATGTTTCGTACTTATGCCATTTAAAAACACGACTCAAAGTTTCAAGGAAATCTACAAGTTCGTTATAATCTATATTACCATTTTCATTCAGTTCTGGATACTTTAAGCCATGCGCTATAGCTACTGTCAAATTATTGGCTTGGTCTATTGAGACATTTATATCATCATCTGGCTTATTATAACTATTAACAAATACTTCCTTTATCCGAGCTATATCAGCAGTTTGTAAAAACGGTTCAAATTCCTTTCTTACTCTACTATTTCTATCATTCACAATATCTCTCAACAGGATTATTGCAAATTTTCGCATAAGCGAATAGGACTCTTCACTTTGGCCAGATAATTTTTTAAATTCAACATTTCCTTCCAGCAAACTTGAAATAATTTCTTTTTTGTGTTTTGGTTTAAGTTCTGAAGTAAGCGAAAGTTTCTGTTCTGGAACATCTTTTGTAAGAAGCTCTATGAAATCTTCGGATTTTACCTTGTTTTCTAAACGAACAAGGAATACATTTCCATACAAATTGTATTCTATACGACCAACCCTGCCAATTAAGTTCTTAAAATCAACAGGAGTCATAGGGGAACGACCATTTTTATAACTTGTTATAAACAAATTATCTGCTGGAAGGTTAACACCTTCGACCAATGTACTAGTACAGAAAACTGTTGTTATCAATCCATCACGAAATAAATCCTCTATTTTCATACGGATGGCCGCTGGCAAATATCCAATATGGTATGCAATCCCCCTTGTAATAAGTTCAGCAAGGTAGTAGTCACCATGAACTTCGTTCTTGATATCTTTTGACAATGCAATCAAGTCTTTATCTAACTTTGTACTTTTCCCATCTGCATATTTTAGTGCCATATCAATGGCCTGTGCTGTAGAACTACAATACACAATGTTTTGCAAACCATACCCCACATAATTTAGAACATCACAAAAATTGGATTCTTCCTTTATTCCTGTAATGGATGAAAACATTTTCTTATACGAATTGAATAACTGAACATCTTTGTCAATAAAATCAACAAAAAATTTCATCTGACTGACCGGTGCAAATGACGACGCTAGTTTGTATTCATTTATATTTTCAATGCCTGGTATCAGGTCTAAATAGACTTCCGGGTTAGGAATATTGGGGGATGCAAAAACAATATGTGGACGTTTATTCTGCTGTGAAAGCATATCGACAACTTTATAATAAAATGTACTTCTACTACCCTTAGCAGAAATTTTATGCGCCTCATCAATGAATAAATAGTCAATATGAATGTTCGGATAGCTTATCAGTAAATAAAGCAATCTCTCTGGAGTTAGAATAAATATAAAATTATGATCTTCCTTCAGAACGATCGCACCAGTAGATGTCACTAACCTATAATTATACTTTTGGAGCATTTCTTTAAGGTCATTAATAATTTTAGTTGTAACTTCATTGATTAAAGCTTTCGTAGGAACAAGCACTGCAAAATTCATTGCATTTCCATCCATTATTTTTTTCTTTATAAACATTCGCAATACAAAGGATTTTCCCATTGATGTTGGTCCAGAATAACTAAAATATGGGTCATTCAAATGATCATAAACCTCTTTTTGCGAGCGGAAAAATTGCGAGTCTTGTTCTGCCGGTATACTCAAGTATTCCTTGTTAAACTCAGTATACAATTTGTCGAGAAAGGTTGCCGGTTGATACTCGGGTGTGATCATACTCATGCCACGATAATTCCCCGTATTGGAAAGAACAGAACCTATATAATGCTTAACTTTTTCATCTTGCGGATACATCGAATATAATAGCGCGACAATTTCTTGTGCCCAAATCTTATGCTTGTCTGATTTTTCTTTATCAACAGACTTTGACAGTATATCGGCAAAGCGCAATGCTGCAGCAATATCTACATCCTTTTTTATCCTATCAATTTTAAAAAGCTGTAGAGAATAGTTATAAAGAATGTTTTCATACAACTCATTAAGAAAAGAATTTTCATCAATATCCTTATATAACACTTCACCAAAGGTTGCATTATCTAATTTACCCATTACTATGCACCTCCTGTCAACATGTCACTTACTATTTTCTTTTTCTCTTCCAGTGCATCATTAAAGGGTAGGATATAAAAATAGAAGGAATAGCCACTCATCCCCATCTTATTTATCTTGTCAATAATATAAGGTGTAGCAGCTTTTATATCTTCTTGCATCTTTTTTATAGCTTCAACGCGGAATTGAGGATTTGAAAGAGTTGATGCATCAAGTCGCAAAGTATAACCCAGAAAAACACCATATGCATGGTCTATCACTGAGGCACCGCCTTTACTTGGAAGAATAAGTCTCTTCATATATTCTGCTGTTGAGTTATCAAATACTCGTCCAAATATAGTACTATCTACTACATTCAGTTCAGTAGAGGGATCATTTTTAATTTTTTGAACAGCATCCATCGCTTCATTAATTGCTTCGCTTAAATCTCCAATAATATGTGACGCACCAAAAACTAACTGATGAAATGGCTGACCCAAGCCATCATCTAGAGCCAACAAATGTATGCCATCACTTTTACTGCCATAATGACTTGCTACAGTTGTCAATTCAATTTTACTCATAATCTTTGGTGCATTTAATACTTGCTCTAAGAAGGCATATAGTATCATGTCGCCAAGGGCATCTTCGGTTAACTGCTTGGTACCACCATACTTTTGCAGTTTTGCCAATGCTGTCATACCAATGCTTTCCACGTCATCATCTAAAACAAATTGTTCAAGCTCAGCTCTTGAATATACATACCGTCCAATATTACAGAGAAGAAACTTTTTCAATTCTCTATCAGAAAATTGGCAGTTGTTCATGTTTAAATGAAAAACTCGCAATTCATTTTTATTTCGTAATCCAAGAGACTCGGGATGTTTTACTTCAGTAAATATCCCCGCGAAATTTTTTTCTTTTATGGTCTTATTAATTGAAGGAAGCGCAGCGACAGCAGTTTTTCTAAATGAAATAGTATCCTTTTTAGACTCAAATAAATATATGTATCCATTTGTTATTTCTTTAATTTCAGATTTAAAATCAGAGCTTTTTACATTTGCCACTGCATACAAAAATAGATTTGCGATTAATTCTGCAGGGTCAAATTCCGTTTCGGTAATAATCTCCTCTTTAGTTTTATGACTTGCTAAATATACTTCTGTATCATTAGGAATAAGCTTGTCTTCTGCAAGGACATCAATCAGAGCTAGTACTGCAATTTTTATTTTTGATCCATCCAGTTTAGGAATAACATTATTTCTAAAATACTCAATAACACCTGAAACAGAAACATTTCTTGCGTTTGCTGCAACGTCCGGAGAAATATTTCTGCCTCCTGTAGACATCATAGTAGAAGCATTATCATCATCTGTTAAATCATAGTTCGAATCTAGTGATAGTAGAATTGTTCCATTAAGGAGCTTCTGCGAAACATTATGAGGTTTACAATAATACATAATCTTTAATAAAGAAGCATAGCAAAGTCGTTTCATCTGATTCTCCTCCTTAAAAACCACTATCAATCTTTGTTTAATACATCTACAATGTCACCAATATTACAATCTAATGCTTTACATATACGAGCTAAAACTTCCATGCTGACCGGTAAATCTTTCCCCATTTTAGCCATTGTAGATGAAGTCATATTGGTCATAGCCATCAAATCTTTTTTCATCAAGTTCTTGTCAATCAGCAATTTCCAGAGTTTATTATAGCTAAATGTCATACTTTCGCCTCCACTATGAAAAACAACATTTCTTTCATTTACTGTTATATCATACCAATTACATACACGTTTTTCAATGCGAAATCTATAAAATCCCATTTCAACTTTGCATACTCAAAGTTTTAATATTCTTTTAAAAATTAAAGTCATAGCAAAGTCTCAACAAAGCCTCAACAATGTAAACCAAATACATAAACCAGTAAACTGTTATTGTACAAAGGCAATAGCAGTTTTTTATTTTGTACAAGCAACACACAACAACCACCTGCAGGGTATTCCGGTGTTGTGTGAATAACAATCAAATATTTGCAACCGACCACCGGAAGTGAGGTTGCAATTCGAAATGGAGAAGTCCTTTTGAATTGCAGCCGATTATCTGTGGTCTGGTTTGTCATATCAAAAATAAGCTCTCCATTTCGGTTCAAGCCGAAGGAGGGCTTTTTATATGTCAACCAGAGACAATCAGAGTCAACCAAAGAACAAGGACTTCTATGATGGCGCATGGCACCTAACAATCAACAACCATGTAATAGAAGTTACCGAAGAAGTCTATCGTGCCTATAAGCAACCTCTATGGGCAGAACGTAAGCGCAAGGAACGTGAAAAACGCTGCATGATCAGTGATGGCAAAGGAAAAACAAAACGCTGCACTGATGACTGTAGCAAATGTGACAAGCAGCGCTCTGGAACTATCCTCTCCCTGGATGGGCTTGCAGAAGAGAGCTGTTTTGAACCAGCTGATTCAGTCGACATTGCTGAACTCGTTGCAGGCAAACTGCTCCTCGAAGAGCTGTTCGCGGCCCTAGATGAGCTCGACCCGGATAACCGTAGGATTATGGCACTCTTCGCCAATGGGAAATCCGAAAGAGAAATTGCTGCTGATATTGGACTGTCGCAAAAAGCTATCAACAAAAGAAAGGCCAAGTTATTTGAGCAGCTGCGTAATCGCCTTAAAGACTTCATATAATTCCAGCACTCAATATGTCCTCTGCTGCCTACTGGCTAGCAGAGGGCAATATTCAAAAATAAATTTTCAAGTTAGTACTCAAATATTTAGCTTCTGTCCTGTGAATGGTGAGGGGGAATACACAACCCTCGAACGGAGGTTAAAGAATGCAAACACAGACAAATGAAATTGACACTAAAGCTCGTGACCGTGAGATGGACGAAGATCTAGCAGATATCCTCACGGCAATCAGCGTAGTGTCAAAACGACTGGCAAAGAAGCTTTCAGCACTTTCCAGGCAAGACAACACGGAAATGAAAGGAGGTAGAGCAGATGAGCAAGATGAGCGAACTGCACCTTTTGGTAACAGAGCTTAAGAAGTGTGGTGAAGCTCTTATTGGCATATCGGAGTCTTTATCTGAATTGTTCACCGATAAGGAGCCTGCCCAGGCTACAGAGCAACCAAAAGCCGAAGTCCCAGCACCCGAGAATAAACCTATCACGCTTGAAGCCGTAAGAGCTATTCTGGCTGATAAATCCCGTGCCGGATATACACTGCAGGTCAGGGCACTTCTTGAAAAGCATGGTGCCGAAAAGCTCTCAGAAATCGACCCTTTGGAGTATCCTTCTCTCCTTTCAGAAGCCAAGGTGCTTGGAAATGGGTAAACACGCGCTCCTTTCCGCCTCTTCATCACACAGATGGCTCAACTGTCCGCCCTCAGCAAGACTATGCGAGAGCTACGAGGATAAGAGCAATAGCTACGCAGCTGAGGGAACAGACGCTCACACTCTCTGTGAATACAAGCTCAAGACATTACTGGGTATTCCCATAAAAGACCCCACTAGAGACCTAACCTACTACAGCGAGGAAATGGAGGACTGCGCAAACGGATATGCCGCCTACATCCTTGAACTAGTAGAAATGGCCAAGCAGACATGTTCTGACCCGCAGGTACTCATAGAACAGCGCCTTGACTTCTCAGAATATGTTGAGGACGGCTTTGGAACAGGCGACTGCGTTATCATCTCAGACGGAGCGCTCCATATTGTGGACTATAAGCATGGCCAGGGAATCCTTGTTGAAGCACAAGATAATCCTCAGATGAAGCTCTATGCCCTTGGAGCACTGGGAATCTTTGATGGTATATACGACATTGAGTCAGTTTCGATGACCATCTATCAACCCAGGCGAGACAACATCTCCACCTATGTGGTATTCAAAGAGTCCTTATACCAATGGGCCGAGGAAATTCTTAAGCCAGCCGCTGAGCTTGCCTACTCTGGGGAAGGAGAATTCAATTGTGGAAAGTGGTGTCAATTCTGCAAGGCCAAACATGAATGCCGCAAAAGAGCTGAAGAAAACATGGAGCTGGCAAGGTATGACTTTCAGCTTCCACCTCTACTTTCAGATACTGAAGTGGAAACCATACTTGGCAAAATTGACGAGCTAGTCTCCTGGGCTTCTGCTATTAAGGATTACGCACTGCAGGCTGCTGTCAGCGGAAAGCAATGGCATGGTTGGAAGCTGGTCGAAGGCAGGTCCAACCGCAAGTACATCAACGAACATACTGTAGCTGAAGTTGTGAGCGCAGCCGGTTACGACCCATATGAGCCGAAAATCTTGGGTCTGACCGCTATGACGTCTCTCCTTGGCAAAAAACGATTCGAAGAAATTCTCGGTAATTACATTGAAAAACCTCAAGGAAAACCAACGCTTGTGCCAGAAAGCGATAAACGCCCGGCAATCCATACAGCAAAGCATGATTTCAATGAATAAATAGGAGGAAAATCTTATGTCTAACAACACAAACAAAGTCAATAGCAATCCAATGAAGGTTATAACTGGTCCCAATACACGCTGGTCATATGCCAACGTATGGGAGGCAAAATCCATTAACGGTGGTGCTCCAAAGTTCTCAGTATCTCTAATCATTCCAAAGTCCGATGCAGTGACTGTCGCAAAAATCAAGGCAGCTATTGAAGCTGCTTACCAGGAAGGGGCCGCTAAGCTCAAGGGAAGCGGTAAATCCGTGCCACCACTCTCTTCTATCAAGACGCCTTTGCGTGACGGTGACACAGAAAGGCCGGATGATCCTGCCTACGCGAATGCCTACTTTATCAATGCCAACTCTGCAACCGCACCTGGTATTGTAGACGCCGACCGCAACATTATCCTTAACCGCTCTGAGGTGTATAGCGGAGTTTATGGCAGAGCCAGCATCAGCTTTTATGCCTTTAACAGCAACGGAAATAAAGGAATCGCATGTGGCCTCAATAACCTGCAAAAAATACGTGACGGCGAACCACTCGGCGGCAAATCAAGAGCGGAAGATGATTTTTTAACTGACCTCGATGAGGACTTCCTAGCATGAAAACAATCAGCATCGACATAGAAACCTATAGCAGTGTAGACCTCGCCAAAAGCGGGGTCTACCGCTATGTAGAAGCATCTGACTTTGAAGTTTTGCTATTTGCCTATTCCGTTGACGGTGGCGATGTCCAAATCATTGACCTTGCCGCAGGTGAAGCTATTCCAGATGAAATAACTGCTGCGCTTACGGATGAGAATGTAACGAAATGGGCTTTCAATGCCCAATTTGAACGAATCTGCTTGTCGAGCTGGCTAGGCTTGCCTTCTGGGCAGTATCTTGATCCAAGGTCATGGCGCTGTTCTATGATTTGGTCGGCCTACATGGGGCTTCCTCTTTCACTTGAGGGTGTTGGCATAGTGCTGGGCCTTGAAAAACAAAAGCTAAAGGAAGGCAAGGATCTCATTCGATATTTCTGCCAGCCATGTAACCCCACTATCACTAACGGCAAAAGAACTCGCAACCTTCCGGAGCACGCAAAAGACAAATGGGCTGCCTTCAAAGAATATAACCGCCGCGATGTTGAAGTTGAAATGGCCATACAAGGCAAGCTATCAAGGTTTCCTGTCCCTGAGCCAGTTTGGACAGAGTACCACCTGGATCAAGGGATCAATGATCGCGGCGTGGCATTGGATATGCCTTTTGTGCAGCAGGCCATAGAAGCAGACAAACGCTCCCGCACAGAACTGATCCAGCTGATGCATGAACTTACGGAGCTGGATAACCCCAACTCTGTGGCTCAGATGAAACAGTGGCTTTTCGATAATGGCCTGGAAACAGATACTCTTGGCAAGAAGGCAGTTATGGAGCTTCAAAAAACAGCTCCAGCTCCCCTTGGGGAGGTACTAACGCTCCGCCAACAACTGGCCAAATCCTCGGTCAAAAAATACCAGGCCATGGAGAATGCCGTCTGCAAGGATGGCCGCGCGCGTGGGATGTTCCAGTTCTACGGAGCAAATCGAACTGGCCGCTGGGCCGGCAGGCTTATTCAGATGCAAAACCTCCCCCAAAACCATATGCCAGACTTAGAAGAGGCTCGAAGCCTTGTAAAAAATGGCGATTATGTTGCAATCAACATGCTTTACGACTCCGTGCCAGAGGTCTTGTCAGAGCTTATCCGTACAGCCTTTGTCCCGAGGCCTGGGCATAAATTCATTGTGGCGGACTTCTCTGCCATCGAAGCTCGTGTCATTGCTTGGCTTGCAGGAGAAAGCTGGCGACAGCAGGTCTTTGCATCCGGCAAAGATATCTACTGCGCATCCGCTGCTCAAATGTTTCGGGTACCTGTTGAAAAGCATGGCATAAACTCACATCTAAGGCAAAAAGGAAAAATCGCAGAATTGGCCCTTGGCTATGGAGGCTCTGTTGGCGCTCTTAAGGCCATGGGTGCTCTTGAGATGGGTCTTGAAGAAGATGAGCTCCAGCCTCTCGTTACAGCATGGCGAGCTTCAAATCAAAACATTGTAAGGCTCTGGTGGGATGTGGACCGTGCCGCCTTAAAAGCAGTAAAAGACCGGACTGTCACAGAGACTCACGGGATTCGATTCGCGTACCAAAGTGGGATGCTTTTCATCACTCTTCCCTCCGGAAGGAAGCTATCCTACGTGAAGCCGCGTATTGGTGAGAATCAATTCGGATCAGAATGTGTGACCTACGAAGGTGTAGGTAGTACGAAAAAATGGGAGCGGATTCAAAGCTACGGTCCCAAGTTCGTGGAGAACATTGTTCAAGCCACTAGCCGTGACATCCTCTGCTACTCCATAAAGCATCTTCAGGATTGCTCTATCGTTATGCATATCCATGATGAATTAGTCATAGAAGCCCACCCTAGTGAAGCTACAGAAAGCATCTGCAAAAGGATGAGTCAGACTCCGCCTTGGGCTAGTGGACTTCTACTAAAGGCTGATGGCTATGAAACAAACTTTTATAAAAAAGATTAATTATAGAGTACTCATAACAATAGCTTCTGTCCTTTGGAAGTTAGAAGGCAATAACGCCTTCAAGATTGGAGGTATTGAATATGTTCTATGTAAAAGAAAGACTCAGCGATACTGCTGAGCTCATGGTGGAAATCCATGACGATAATGTGTTCTGCACCTGCCCTGGATGCGGGTGCGAGGTCGAAATTGACCTAGCAGAGCTGTTTAGTGACGGCGATAGCGACCTCTATGGCACATCAGTTTATTGTCCAGACTGCAGCAGAAAAAGAATGGAGGGAATCAGATGAAGGAGCTCATACCTAAAGACAAGTACGGCATTTTCGCGGATACCAATGACACAGCTAGAGTCGACAGTTTATTTGTGGCCCAGTTCTTTGAGAAGGAACACAAGAATGTCTTGGCAGATATAAGAAAAATATTGTCTCCAAATTCAGGATTAAGTGAGGATTTCGGTCAGCTTAATTTTCAGCCGACCTCCTACAAAGACGTATGTAATAGAAAACAATCCGCCTATGCCATGACAAGGGACGGTTTCACCTTGCTGGTCATGGGCTACACCGGACAAAAAGCCATGCGGTTCAAGGAGCTCTACATCCAACGCTTCAATGAGATGGAGCAGTTCATTAAAACCTTGATCACAGCACGTAAAGACTTCCCTCTTCTCACCGAAAACATCAGGCTACTACATGACAATCCAAAGCCATATCATTTCAGCAATGAATGCGACATGATCAACCGGATTGTTACCGGGATGTCGGCAAAGCAGTTCAGGCATGCCCACGGCCTTGAAAAAGGGACTAGTATACGTCCTTACCTTACAGATGAACAAATCAAAATGATAGAAGCACTCCAAAAGGTCGATATCGGTTTACTACTGGCAGTGCCTAATTATGAACAGCGCAAACGTCACCTGGAATGGTACAAGATGAAGCTTCAAAAGAAAATAGCATAAAGTGAGGTGCACCATATGAGCATTAGTAAATTCAACTCAGAAGGATACTACGACCCCACTGCCTATGAAGCTTTAACCGCTGTAGAAAAATCAGAAAAAGCTATAAATACCTACCGCCCTTTGGTATATATCTGTTCCCCCTACTCTGGGGATATTGATACAAATATCAAAGCGGTTAGACAATACAGCAGGTTTGCGGTTGATCGGGGCTATATCCCGCTCACCCCTCACTTGCTGTTTACACAGTTTTTGGATGATGACATCCCTTCGGAGCGGGAACTCGGCTTATTTTTTGGCAATGTACTTATGTCAAAGTGCTCTGAGGTCTGGGTGTTTGGAGGTTACATCTCCTCTGGTATGGAATCTGAAATTGAAAGAGCCAAGCGGAAAAATTACCCTATTCGATACTTCAACACAGACTGCAAGGAGGTTCAGAAGCGATGAAAATAGCAATCGGTAATAGCCGACTCGATAAGAAGTGGAAGAACAACGACATGTCTTGGGAGGATTTCTGCAACCGCGTCAGCACTACCATTCGAACTACTGAAACCATGGAGGAATACCGCAGGCTGAAAAAAGGCCAGCAGGATGCCATCAAGGACGTCGGCGGATATGTGGCCGGACATCTTCGTGAAGGCAGGCGAAAGAAAGGCTTTGTTCTTTGTCGCTCTATGATTCTGCTCGATATGGACTATGGTACTCCTGGATTTTGGGACGAGCTTATCATGCTCCATGACTTCCAATGCTGCGCATACTCCACCCATAAGCATACCCCCGAGCATCCCCGTATTCGATTGGTCATCCCACTTAACCGAGAAGTTAGTGAAGCTGAATATCCAGCCGTGACACGCATGGTGGCAAAGGAAATTGGCATTGACCTGTTCGACGATACAACATATGAACCACACCGCCTGATGTATTGGCCGTCCACATCTTCAAATGGAGAATTCTTCTTCAATAAGCACGACGGTGCTCCCCTTGATCCAGATATTTATTTGTCCCAATACGACAACTGGCAAGATGAGTCTACTTGGCCTCGTTCGAGCCGGCAATCTGAGGTAGTCCGTCGCGCTGCAGCTGAAGCCTCTGACCCTCTTTCAAAACCCGGGATCATAGGTGCCTTCAACCGTGCCTATAGTGTTGAGGCTGCAATAGAAGCCTTTCTTGGCGACATATATGAACCCTCCTCCATAAACGGAAGATATGACTACATCCCAGCAGACAGCAGTGCCGGCGTTGTACTTTACGATGGCAAATTTGCCTACAGTCACCATGCCACGGACCCTGCTTGCGGAAAGCTGCTAAATGCCTTTGACCTAGTCCGCTTACACAAATTCCAAAGCCTTGACGATAAGCTCCCGGATGAAATACCAATTACTAAGCTACCCTCTTACAAAGCTATGACAGAGCACGCCTCCAAGGATGACAAAGTAAAGCTTCTGCTAGTACAAGAGCGTCAGGCACAGGTAGCAAATGAGTTTTCTGAAGATATTGCGGATTCAAATTGGCAGAAAAACCTGGAGTATGAAGCCCGCTCCACTGTGCTTAAAAATAACCTGCATAACATCACGCTCATTCTCCAAAACGACCCCAATCTGAAAGCTCTCGTATTTAACCAACAGCTAGACGGTATGGAGATTAAAGGAGATGTGCCGTGGAAGCATCCTTCTAAATACTGGCGGGATGCCGACGATGCCCAGCTGATTAGCTATGTGGACTCCCACTACGGGACCTTCTCTCAACGCAACTATCAGATTGCTGTGGCTAAAGTCACTGATGATCGTTCCTACCATCCCATACGTGAATTCCTTTCAGCATTGCCTGAGTGGGATAAGGTGCCAAGATTAGACACACTCCTTATCGATTATCTTGGCGCCGAGGATAACGCATATGTTAGGGCGGTTACGAGAAAAACACTCTGCGCCGCCATAAGCCGCGTGTTAAACCCAGGATGCAAGTTCGACTCCATGCTGGTGTTAAATGGCCCACAGGGTGTTGGCAAGAGTACCCTAATTTCCAAACTGGCTGGTGAGTGGTTCTCTGATAGCCTCAATCTTGGTGATACGAAAGACAAGACAGCGGCAGAAAAACTACAAGGGTACTGGATTCTTGAGATTGGCGAGCTTGCCGGACTTCGAAAAGCCGAGGTCGAAACGCTTCGCTCTTTCCTCTCACGACAGAACGATATTTATCGCGCGGCCTTTGGCAAACGCGCAACACCGCATTTACGTCAATGTATCTTTTTTGGCACCACAAATGCCGAGTCCGGATACCTACGCGACACGACTGGCAACCGCCGCTTTTGGCCAGTGAAAACTCCAGGCGGTGGCAGCAAGCGTTCATGGGAGCTTCCAAGCGAGGATATTCAGCAGATTTGGGCAGAGGCGCTAGCATACTTTAACGCCGGTGAAAAGCTATATCTCGATGCTTCGATGGAGCAGCTTGCGAAAATGGAACAGCGCGAGGCATTAGAATCAGATGAACGCGAAGGCCTAGTACGCGATTTCCTCGACACCCTTTTGCCGGAGGAATGGGATACTATGGACCTGTTTGAACGCAGGAGCTTCTTAAGCGGTACTGAGCTTGGCAGCATTGGACGCATTGGCACAATTCCACGGCTAAGCATTTGCAATATGGAAATATGGTGTGAATGCTTCGGAAAAGAGCGAGCCAACCTCAAGCGCACAGATTCTAATGAGCTGGCCGCCATTTTGATTAAACTTGGCTGGGAGCGCCTGCCCGAGAAAGTCCGAACGACACTTTATGGTCCGCAGTATGTATTTGTTCCCAAAGACCGTTCCTAAAAAATTTTTAGGAACAATTTGTTCCCATCAGCTGTTCCTGAAAATCAGGTTGTTCCCGTATAAAGGTCAGGAACATTTTCAGGAACAGCCCAAAGGGACTGCCGGCAGGCCCGAAATTCGGTTTCATTCCTATGTTCCTAATAAAATTATAAAAATAGAATATGAATAAATATATAAGCATAGGACACACAATGCACGCATTTGCGCGCGTAAGGGATTTTGGGGTTTTCGGAACAATAGAATACGGAGGAAATTGAAATGAAAAATAATCCTGTAACCACATCACATATTGCCCCGTGCCACAAGCAATTGAAAGTCTTGGCAGCTGTGTATGCTGCCTTTGATCTTATTGATCCGATAGAAAGGAACTTAACTCTATGAGAGAAAAAGCGATTGAACAAAAGCTAACCAAGGCTGTAAAAACAATGGGAGGCCTTGCCTTGAAGCTGAACGTCCCAGGTTTTGATGGAATACCAGACCGACTAGTGCTTCTACCAGGTGGTAAGCTGGCCTTTATTGAACTTAAAGCCCCAGGCAAGCGCCTGCGCCCGCTGCAGGAAAAACGAAAAAGACAACTGGAGGCCCTGGGTTTTTTAGTGTTCTGCATTGACAGCACCTTGCAGATTGGAGGGATACTCGATGAAATACAAGCCTCATGAGTATCAAACTTATGCGACAAATTTTATATTGGAGCATCCCATCTCAGCTGTTTTCCTTGATATGGGACTTGGCAAGAGTGTGATTACCCTTACTGCCATCTTCGACCTCTGCCTGGACAGCTTCCTTATCCGCAAGGTCCTGGTCATTGCCCCTCTTCGAGTAGCACGTGATACATGGCCTACAGAAATCGAAAAGTGGGATCACCTTAAGGGCTTGAATTACTCAATAGCAGTCGGTACTGAAGCGGAGCGTAAAAGTGCCCTTATGAAGACTGCCGACATATACCTTATCAATCGGGAAAATGTGGACTGGCTTGTAAACAAGAGTCAGCTTCCTTTTGATTACGACATGATTGTAATAGATGAGCTTTCATCCTTTAAGGCCTATGGCTCCAAGCGCTTCAAGTCTCTACGAAAGGTTCGGCCAAAGGTAAAGCGAATCGTTGGACTGACAGGAACTCCATCCGGCAATGGGCTAATGGATTTATGGGCTGAAATCGGAATCCTGGATATGGGAGAGCGCCTTGGACGCTTCATCTCCCACTACAGAAGTAGTTTCTTCACCCCGGATAAACGTAACCAGCAAATTGTGTTTAGCTATAAGCCTCTACCCGGCGCTGAGGAAGAAATCTATCGACTTATCTCCGACATTACCATCAGCATGAAGAGCACAGACTTCCTCAAAATGCCGGAATGCATCATCAACGAGGTTCAAGTACAACTTTCGGATAAGGAGAAAAAAATCTATGAGACTATGAAGCGGGAGCTGGTCATTTCCCTTGAAGGTCAAGAAATTGATGCCGGAAGCGCTGCTAGCCTCTCAAACAAACTCCTTCAAATGGCCAATGGCGCAGTTTATGCTGAAGACGGATCTGTAGTCCATATCCATGAGCGAAAGCTTGATGCCCTAGAAGACCTGATCGAAGCTGCCAACGGCAAACCCGTCCTTATTGCCTACTGGTACAAGCACGATCTTGAACGTATACAGAAGCGTTTCCCAGTAACAAAGCTGGATACTACAGCGTCAATCAAGGCATGGAACAAGGGAGAAATTCCTTTAGCTATTATCCACCCGGCTTCGGCAGGTCATGGACTTAACCTTCAAAGCGGAGGCTCGACCCTCATCTGGTTTGGATTAACGTGGAGCCTTGAGCTATATCAACAAACCAATGCCCGCCTATGGCGACAAGGTCAAGCTTCAGATACGGTAGTTATACATCATCTCGTTGCACAAGGCACCATAGATGAACAGGTTATGAAAACCCTAAAGAAAAAGGACAATACCCAGTCCGCGCTAATTAATGCGGTCAGGGCTAACCTAAAATAAGGAGATGGTCACATGATTGCACTCAAATACATCAACAAAAATGCTGCTACCGTAGCTGCTATCCGGGACTATGAAAACATGCGGTTTATCATCAACAACACCCCGCAAGAAATAAAGGACGTATACGCCCAGATGACTTCGCCTAGAGGGCAAAAGCTCTCCGGGATGCCATCAGCAAGGAATCCTCAATCCGGTACTAATAAGCTTGTAGATCAAATCGACAAATTGGACATTCTGCGGGAGCGCTACAATCAAGCTATTGAATATATGGCTTGGTTCGAGCCTGCGTGGTCCAGCTTGACAGATACCGAGCAGCGTATACTTTCTGAGTTCTATATGACAGGTAATCAGAAGTCAGGTGCTACCTATCGCCTGATGGACGAATTCAGTTACAGTGAGAGCCATATTGAACGTCTCCGATCGAATGCCCTGAATCATCTTCGGAGCCTTTTATACTGCTAACAAAAAAAATACTATCACTTTCTCGATATAGAAAATAAAAAATACTATAAAATAGTATTTACAAGAAAACAAATTCTTGATATAGTATTTCTAAGAAAAGCAATAGTATTTTGCGGAGGTGTTTAGTATGGCAAAAATAGAAATCCAAATTGACGATAGGATTTTGGCTGAAGCAGAAAGTGTTCTCCATTCCCTTGGGATGGATGTTGAGATGGCTGTGAGTATTTATCTGCGAAGAATAGCCTTAGAGAAAGGACTGCCAATGACTATGACTGGACCTATAGCAAAGCAATCAGAATCAGAAATCACTGAGGATTTAGAGGACTCCTTTGAAGATGATTCAAAAGCTTCTACCCGCAGCAACAGCAGGATTACTGCTGCGATGGTTGATGAAGTATGGCGTGCATTCTTAAAACATATTCAAGGATCTGGTGGAATCAGCTCACTCAGCACCGAGGTATCCTCTAAAACAGGCATGAACCGAGGCAGTGCATTCATTTATTTGACAGTCCTAGCTAATCTGGTTAATGGAGATTCAAATACCCGCGTTTTAAAATACAAAGACCTAGAGTATTTAATGGGAAAAATCAAAACTGAATTGGGCGAAAGCAAGTATCAAAATGCACTCAAGTCCTTGTTAGCGTCTGTTCCGTATTGGAGGGAAAGGATTTCTGGAGTCTACGCAGATAAGGTTGAGTCTTACTGCAAGAAGCACTCATAAAAGATGAGGGAATTCTGAGGGAGTGTTTGCTTAAGAGCATTGTATAATAATAGTATCGAAAGCTGTATCAAGAGCCTTCGCGGAAAACCGCGGGGGCTTTTTATATTCTCTAAAGGAGGTGTTCTATGCCGAGGAAACCCAAGAGACCCTGCTCTCATCCAGGTTGCCCGGAGCTGACGGAGAATCGGTTTTGTGAGAAGCATGCAAAGCAAGAAGCCGCCAGGTATGAAAAGTATCAGCGAGATCCGCAAAGCAAAAAGCGCTACGGGCGAGCCTGGAAACGCATCCGCGACCGTTACATCGAGGCCCATCCTCTGTGCGAAGAGTGTCTCAAGAAAGGACGGATGACGCCAGCAACAGAGGTCCATCACATCCTTCCACTTGCTCGAGGAGGTACCCATGAAGAATCGAATCTCATGGCTCTTTGCACACATTGCCACTCCTCTATCACAGCGCGTGATGGCGACCGCTGGCATGACCGGTAGGGGGCATCAAATCTCCGTGACCCTCTCCCCGGGGAACGGGCGTGGGGCTTCACGTAAATTTTTTCAAAAGTTTTAGGGGTATTAACCCCCTGCTCAGATTGGAGGTGAAATGATGGGAAAAAGAGGACCTCAACCCGGCGCAGGCGGTAGGCCAAGAAAGGCACTATCTGACAAAATAATGGACGGCAATTCTAAAAAGCTTCAAATAGTCCCTCTCCCTGAAGGCGATTCAGAATCTGGGTCGGAAATGCCAAAACCTGCTGATTGGTTGTCAGCTTCCCAAAAGAATGGACACCCATTGATAGCCAATGAAATCTATACAGATACCTGGGGATGGCTTTGCAAGCACAAATGTAGCCATCTGGTCCCGAAACAGCAGATAGAACAATATGCCATGAGTTCAGCTCGCTGGATTCAGTGCGAACAGGCAATATCAGAATATGGCCTCTTGGCAAAGCATCCAACAACAGGTGCGCCGATTGCTTCTCCTTACGTAAGCATGGCGCAATCCTTCTCGAAACAAACTCACAGCTTATGGGCTCAAATTTTTGCAATAGTACGTGAGAACAGCCTCACTGATTGCTCAAACTATACTCCTCAAGACGATTTAATGGAGCGGCTTCTTACCGCCCGGAAAGGAAAATAACATGGAAACTAGATACCTAACAGCAGAAAGTGTGTGTGAAGGCCATCCCGATAAGCTCTGTGACCTTATAGCCGACAGTGTCCTGGATACTTGTTTGCGCAAGGACCGTGCTTCCCGCGTGGCTTGTGAAGTAATGGCAACAAAGGGAAAGATTATCGTAGCGGGCGAAATCACCTGTAGCGGTAAAGTCGATATCAAAAGAATAGTAAGATCCACTCTCCAAAATGTCGGATATGACCCACGAAGCTTCCAAATACTTGTTTTTGTCCATAAACAAAGCCAAGATATTGCCAAGGGCGTGGATAATGCTCTGGAAGCAAGAAGCGGTGACACCTCCTGGTATAATACGCTGGGCGCTGGAGATCAGGGAACGATGTACGGCTATGCTACCAATGAAACAAGGCAGATGCTCCCTCTCCCTGTGGTTCTGGCCAATAGCATCACGAAGCGACTTGACCGGGTCAGACACGACGGACTCATCAAGGGAATCAAACCAGATGGCAAGGCTCAGGTCACTGTTGAGTACAAGGACGGAAAACCAAGCAGAATCAAAACCATCATCGTCTCCGTGCAGCATGAGGCGTCAAAGACACTAGATGAGCTAAGTAAAGACATACATACTCATGTTCTCTGGAAATGCTTTGAAGACTTCACTTTTGATGAAAACACGGAAATTCTGATAAACCCTTCTGGTCGATTTGTGGAAGGCGGCCCTGCAGCAGATACTGGACTTACAGGCAGAAAGCTTATGGTTGACACCTACGGTGGCCTTGCTGCCCATGGTGGTGGAGCCTTTTGCGGGAAAGACCCGACAAAGGTCGACAGGTCAGCTGCTTACATGGCCAGGAATATTGCCAAGCACATTGTTTGGTGCGGTCTTGCAGAGCGCTGCCAGATTAATATCGCCTACGCCATAGGAAAAGCTGATCCAGTATCTGTCGAGGTCGATACTTTCGGAACTGGCAAGGTTTCCGATGAGATACTTCGAAAAGCGATACTGGAAGTCTGGTGCCTTCGCCCGGCAGCCATTATAGAACTCTTAAACCTTCGATTCCCCAGGTATTCAGAAACGGCTGTCTATGGTCATTTTTCATCCTGCCTATACCCTTGGGAAGATGTTAGCAAGTACAAGGAACTAAAAGAGGCGGTGATGAAGCTTGAGCAAGACAACTAGTGACATGAAGCTGGTGCCAATTCAGGAATTAGTGCCATATGTAAATAACGCAAGGACTCACTCGCCTACACAGATTACCAAGCTGCGCTCGAGCCTGCGGGAGTTTGGATTCGTCAATCCCATAATAGTGGACAGAGACTATAGTGTGATAGCCGGCCATGGCCGACTACTTGCAGCCAAGGAGGAAGGCTTCAAAGAAGTACCTTGTGTGTTTGTTGACTATTTGAGTGAAGCCCAAAAGAAAGCTTATATCATAGCCGATAACCGCTATGCGGAGGATGCAGGCTGGGATGAAGAGCTTTTAAGGCTTGAGATTGAAAGTCTCCAAGGCATGGAATTCGATGTAGGTCTTCTCGGCTTTGAGGCAGCTGAGCTTAATAAGTTACTAACTACTGACGATGATGTGAAAGAAGACGACTTCGATGTAGATGCAGAGCTACAAGAGCCTGCAATCACTAAAGCCGGAGATGTATGGCTTCTTGGAAGGCACCGACTAATATGCGGCGACAGCACAAAGCCTGAAACCTACAAAATCCTCATGAATGGTAAAAAAGCAAACCTAGCAGTTACCGATCCTCCGTACAACGTTAATTACGAAGGATCAGCCGGAAAAATCAAAAATGACAACATGGCTAATGAAGCGTTCTACTCCTTCCTCTGCGATGCATTCAAAAACATGGAAGAGGTAATGGCCCAGGACGCTTCTATTTATGTTTTCCATGCAGATACTGAGGGCTTGAATTTTAGAAAGGCCTTTTCGGATGCAGGCTTTTATCTTTCAGGCACTTGCATCTGGAAGAAACAAAGTCTCGTACTTGGCAGAGCCCCTTACCATTGGCAGCATGAACCGGTGCTCTTTGGGTGGAAGAAAAAAGGCAAACATATGTGGTATTCAGACCGTAAGCAATCGACCATCTGGGAGTACGACAAGCCTAAGAAAAACGGCGACCACCCTACTATGAAGCCGGTAGCTCTTATCGCTTACCCCATAACTAACTCTAGCATGTCAGGCTGCATCGTCCTCGATCCGTTTGGAGGCTCAGGCTCAACACTTATTGCCTGCGAACAAACGGACCGCATATGCCATACCATTGAGCTTGATGAAAAATTCTGTGATGTCATTGTAAAAAGGAGCATTCAGCAGTTTGGTTCTGATGAACAGATTTTTCTCCTGCGCGATGGAGTAAAAAAAGCTTATAGCGAAGTTGTAAAAAATACTGACATTCAGCCGGAAAAACAACAGAATTAACTTGCTATTACACTCGCTTGGAGTGATATATGTTATAACCCAAAAAGAAAGGTGGTTAAGCATATGGAAATCAAATTCAACAGCACAGGCACCAAGCGTAAGGCTTTAGTTAGCGCCATTGGCGAACTGCTGGAGATAAAACCAGCATATCAAGGAGCACCAAGCTTCGCCTTCAAAATTGGAGGCTTCACGGTAGACAAAAACGGCGAGCTTCTCTTTGATGAGCAAATTGAAATCAGCGAAGTTGAGCTGCTCATCGAAAGGCTCGCAGAGCGCGGCTTTGAAGCTGATGTTACAGAAAACCTTCTAGAGAAGGCTTCCTTAGCAGAAATCGACGAGCCAATACCCAATGAGGATAAAATCGAGGGCCTCGTAATCGAACTGCCAAGGGCAGCATTTACAGATAGTAGCCTCGCGAACCTAAAGCGGCTATTGGAAAGCAAGGAAAATCTCATCAAGAAGGCTCTTGGACTTGAGAAGCTGCCCGTTGAGATTTTAGACGAAAAGGTCAGCTTCCCCTGGTTTTCATTTCCGATAAGCCCTGAGGAAATAAAGGCCTACTCCCACTTCATATGCTCTCTTGCTGAATTAGCAAAGGAACAAAAAAGGGTAACTGCAAAGGCCAAGGAAATAGAAAATGAGAAATATGCCTTCCGATGCTTTCTTCTAAGACTTGGCTTCATAGGCGATGAGTATAAAGCAGAGCGGAAAATCCTACTCTCTAAGCTGACAGGCAGCTCGGCTTTTAAAAGCGGTGAAGCCAAGCAAAAGGAGGCTGACTAAAATGCGATCCATACATCCTAATAGACTGCAGCAACTTAAAAACAGCTATGCACCTAGAACAAGGGTAAGGCTGCTACGAATGAATGACCCCTACACCAAACTCAGCCCGGGTGAACTTGGAACAGTAATCGGAGTCGATGACATTGGAACCATTCATGTTTCCTGGGACTGCGGCTCAAGCCTTGGCGTAGCATATGGCGAAGATTCCTGTGAAATAGTAAAAGGCTAAGTCCGGCAAAGGAGGAAAAAATGAAAGCGCATTTTGTTAGAAAAGCCAGCACCATAGACGACTTAAAGGGCTACGAAATGGAAAGTGGCAGCCAGTTTGTTATCGAGGAGGTCGTTGAGCTTGAGGTAGATGAATTCAAAGCATTTTCTAAGAACCTGCTAGATGACCATGATTTTATTGCCAAGCGCGTAGACAAGATGTTCCTCGATGCCGACAATGTCTGGCATTGCCTTCTGGTCAAGGCAAAGGATGCAGATGAAGGTATATTAATTGAAAGCGAAGGCTACGATTACGCACGTTATGCATCCTACTATCCAGGCTTAGAGATTCCAAAAGAAAAGATAATCAAACAGATTTTAGCCATTAGGGAAACTGGCGAGACCAACATGTTCGACACCCTGATGGTCCAGCGGATGGCTTATGAGCGAGGTTATTTCGAGCTTGTGACATTCCTTGAAGAATACAAGAAGGAATACTGCCACTTTATTCTCACCGGTGAATTATAAAATCCTAGCAATGACATATAAGAAGCCTTTCGGGGCTTCTTTTGTCGTTCAAAATTAAAAAAGGGGGGGGTGAGCGCATATACGAAGGCTTAAGAAGTACAAACCAACTAGATTTATGAGTAAAGACTCCCATTATGACAAGGAAGCGGCAGATTATGCGGTGGGGTTCATAGAATGCTTATCCCACACAAAAGGAACATGGTCAGGCAAACCCTTTGAGCTTATTGACTGGCAGGAGCAAATCATCCGAGACGTTTTTGGAACCATCAAGGCCAACGGCTATAGACAGTTCAACACAGCTTACGTTGAAATTCCTAAGAAAATGGGCAAATCGGAGTTGGCCGCCGCTATTGCGCTCCTTCTCACCTGTGGAGACGGCGAAGAGCGCGCTGAGGTTTACGGATGCGCTGCAGACCGAAACCAGGCATCCATCGTCTTTAATGTGGCGGCTGACATGGTAAGACTATGCCCGGCACTATCAAAGAGAGTGAAAATACTCGATTCACAAAAACGCTTGATTTATTTGCCAACGGGAAGCATCTATCAGGTGCTTTCCGCAGACGTTTCAAACAAGCATGGCTTTAATACCCACGGCGTTGTTTTTGATGAGCTCCACACTCAGCCCAATCGAAAGCTCTTTGACGTCATGACCAAAGGCAGCGGCGATGCAAGAACTCAGCCGCTTTATTTTTTAATAACAACAGCTGGTAACGATACAAACAGCATCTGCTACGAAATCCACCAAAAGGCACTAGACATTATCGATGGTAGAAAAATCGACCACACCTTCTATCCCGTGATTTATGGAGCAGACGAAGCCGATGACTGGACCGATCCGAAGGTCTGGAAAAAGGCTAATCCGTCGCTAGGAATCACTGTCGGAATAGATAAAGTAAAAGCTGCCTGTGAAAGCGCGAAACAAAACCCTGCAGAGGAAAACAGCTTCAGGCAGCTAAGGCTAAACCAATGGGTTAAGCAAGCCATCCGGTGGATGCCAATGGACAAATGGGACAAGTGCTCCTACTCTGCTAATCCAGATTCACTTAGAGGCCGCATTTGCTATGGTGGGCTCGACCTTTCAAGCACAACGGACATCACAGCCTTTGTTCTAGTCTTTCCACCGGAAGATGAGACTGACAAGTATGTCATCCTTCCATACTTTTGGATACCTGAAGAAAACATAAATCTGCGTGTTAGGCGTGACCATGTACCCTATGACGTTTGGGAAAAACAAGGATTCTTGCAGACCACCGATGGCAACGTTGTTCATTACGGCTTCATTGAGACGTTCATAGAGAAACTTGGTGAGAAATACAACATAAGAGAAATAGCATTTGATAGATGGGGCGCAGTACAGATGGTGCAGAACCTTGAGGGGATGGGCTTTACTGTAGTTCCATTCGGTCAAGGCTTCAAAGACATGTCTCCTCCGACAAAAGAACTCATGAAGCTGACACTGGAAGAAAAGCTCTCCCACGGAGGGCATCCAGTGCTTCGCTGGATGATGGACAACATCTTTATTCGAACCGACCCCGCTGGAAACATAAAACCGGATAAGGAAAAGAGTACTGAAAAAATCGATGGAGCGGTCGCCACGATTATGGCACTTGATAGATCTTTGAGGAATCCAGGCAATATGGGAAGCATTTACGATAATAGAGGTATTTTAGTTTTATAGATTATTGATAATAACTTTTGCGTATATATCTTGATATATTGGAAATTTAAAAAGCATTTTGGGAGGTATATATGCAACCATTAAATGAAGAACAAATTAAAAAGAAACTGGGTATAGACTCATGGAGAAACCTTTCTAAGGATAAAGTCATAAAGTTTGCAGCAATGATGCCAGAAATGGACAAAGAAGTAGCAATCAAAATAATAGAGCAGTTCCCAGAATTCAGAAAGTTCGCCAGTGACATAGTCGATACTTTAGAAGAAGAGTATAAATCAACTATTAAAGCGAATACAGATAGTCAAGAAGAAGTTTATAACGCTTTTAGAGAAACACGTGAAATCCTAAAAGACGAATTAAGAAGGAGTGATTTAACACCCGAGGAAAGAACGAATATTATAAATATGATCATGAAACTTGTCGATATGGCGTCAGAAAAAGATAGTGAGAATAAAGAATTTTTAAAGGATCTAATAAAAACAGGGGCTGTCGGCGCGGGGATTGTTTTATCAGCAGCAATAATATTCGTTGGCGGGAAAATCTTATTAGAGCGAGGAAAGAATTAATCAAAAAATTGCTTTTTCATCATGAAGCTCATGAAATAACTATTAAACCTGTAAGAAGTTTATGAAGCATCTACATTAGTAGGTGCTTTTTTAATGCTATTTTTAGGGAGGTACAAAAGTTGAAAATACCTATTCTCTCCAAGATTTTCAAGGCAAGAGACAAGCCAAGCGACTATTATTCCGGTTCGAACCATACCTTCTTCTTCGGCCCTACCACCAGCGGAAAGAGCGTAAATGAATTTACCGCCATGCAAACCACGGCTGTCTACTCTTGCGTACGGATTCTGTCTGAGGCTCTAGCATCATTGCCGCTTCACATATATCGCTATGCACCAAACGGCAAGGAAAGGGTCTATGAACATCCGCTTTACCGCATTTTACACGATGAGCCCAATAGTGAGATGACCTCATTTGTATTCAGAGAAACCCTAATGAGTCATCTACTTATCTGGGGCAATGCCTACGCTCAAGTCATTCGTGATGGTGCTGGTCGCGTAGTTGCCCTCTACCCTCTCCTTCCTGACAAGGTGGCGGTTGGGCGGGACAATAAGGGAGAGATTTTTTACACCTATGCTCGAACCTCTGACGAGAAACCAAACTTCAAGGATTACAGCACCGTGGTACTACGAAAGCAAGACGTCCTGCACATACCCGGGCTTGGATTTGATGGCTTGGTTGGCTATTCCCCCATTGCCATGGCCAAGAACGCCGTAGGAATGACGCTCGCCTGCGAGGAATACGGGGCCAGTTTCTTTGCCAACGGAGCCAATCCCGGAGGTGTTCTCGAGCATCCCGGAGTGCTAAAGGACCCCAAGAAGGTCCGTGATTCCTGGAATGAAGTGTACCGAGGTGCTAATAATGCCCACAAGGTCGCTGTCCTGGAGGAAGGCCTAAAATATCAGCAAATCGGCATCCCGCCAGAAGAAGCTCAATTTTTGGAAACAAGAAAGTTCCAGATCAATGAAATAGCAAGGCTCTACCGGATACCACCGCATATGGTTGGAGATTTAGAAAAGTCAAGCTTTTCAAACATCGAGCAGCAATCACTCGAGTTCGTCAAATATACCTTGGACCCCTGGGTAATCAGATGGGAACAAGCGCTTCAAAGATCCCTGCTGCTGCCAAAGGAGAAAAGTGAATATTTCATCAAGCTTAATGTTGACGGGCTGCTTCGAGGAGATTATCAAAGTCGCATGAATGGCTACTCTATTGGAAGACAAAACGGGTGGCTCTCTGCAAACGACATCCGCGAGATGGAGGATATGAATGCTATCCCTGAAGCTGAGGGTGGAAATCTGTATCTTATAAACGGCAATTTGACCAAGTTAAAAGATGCTGGAGCATTTGCAACCCCTAATGGGCAAAATTCCGGCAATGCAAACCACACTGAAAGGAAGTGACACCTTCGTATGAAGCGTAAATTTTGGAACTGGATAAGAGATGATGTAGGCAGCACGCTGCTTCTTAACGGCGAGATTTCAGATGAAACCTGGTACGGCGATGAAGTCACGCCAAGACTCTTCAAAGATGAGCTTGAAGCCTGCCAAGGTGATATTACCGTCTGGATAAATTCGCCAGGGGGCGACGTGTTCGCCGCTGCTCAAATATACAACATGTTAATGGACTACAAGGGAAATGTAACAGTAAAAATCGACGGCCTGGCTGCTTCGGCAGCTTCAGTAATAGCCATGGCCGGCACCGAGGTTTTGATGTCTCCCGTGGCCATGATGATGGTCCATAATCCCATGACCGTTGCCATTGGAGATTCTCAGGAGATGCAAAAGGCTATCAATATGCTCTCTGAAGTGAAGGAATCCATCATCAACGCCTATGAGATCAAATCTGGTTTATCTAGGGCAAAGCTATCAAAGCTTATGGATGCTGAAAGCTGGTTCAATGCCAAGAAAGCAATTGAAATGGGCTTTGCAGATAAGGTGCTATTTACTGAAGAAAAGCCAGCAGACCATGAAGAAGCACTCGAGGCTGTAATGTTCTCAAGAACTGCAGTGAATAACTCTTTACTTATGAAACTGATTCCGCCAAAACCGGAGAATAAAACCCCGATTGAACAGCTCGAAAAGAGACTGAGCCTACTAGCTCACTAAAATATAGGAGGAAAACTACTATGAATACAATTCTTGAACTAAGAGAAAAACGCGCCAAAGCTTGGGATGCCGCAAAAGCGTTCCTGGATAGTAAAAGAGGCTACGATGGCCTTCTTAGCGCTGAAGACACCGCAACCTACGACAAGATGGAGTCGGATGTCATGAGCCTTGGAAAGGAAATAGATCGTCTAGAACGCCAAGTAGCTATTGATGCAGAACTTTCTAGACCAACTGCCTCTCCTATCACCAATCAGCCTGGAGCAAGCATGACCGGCGAAATGAAAAAAGGCAGAGCTTCCGATGTATATAAGGATTCCTTCTGGAAAGCCATGAGAACTAAAAACTACTACGATGTACAAAATGCACTGCAAATTGGCAGCGACGCGGAGGGAGGTTACCTGGTCCCTGATGAATTTGAAAGAACTCTAATTGAGGCTCTAGAGGAAGAAAACATCTTTAGAAGCATGGCCAAAGTTATCACAACCTCCTCAGGAGACCGAAAAATTCCAGTGGTCGCATCCAAAGGAACAGCATCGTGGGTTGACGAGGAAGGCGCCATCCCTGAATCAGATGATGCATTCGCTCAAGTATCCATCGGAGCATACAAGCTGGCCACCATGATCAAGGTTTCCGAGGAACTCCTAAACGACAGCGTATTCAATCTGGAGAGCTATATCGCTCGTGAATTTGGAAGAAGAATTGGCGCCAAGGAGGAAGAAGCCTTCTTCATTGGCGATGGCATCGGGAAGCCTACAGGTATATTCAATGCCACTGGCGGAGCGCAGCTTGGCATCACCGCCGCTTCTGCTACTGCCATTACCGTGGATGAAGTCATGGACCTGTTCTATAGCCTAAAATCTCCATACCGCAAAAATGCCCTATTTGTCATGAACGATGCAACCGTTAAGGCCATCAGAAAGCTAAAAGATGGTAACGGACAATATATCTGGCAACCTTCGATCCAAGCTGAGCAGCCGGACACCATCCTAAACAGACCAGTAAAGACCTCTGCTTACGTTCCTACTATAGCTGCCAGCGCCAAGTCCATAGCCTTTGGAGACTTCGGCTACTACTGGGTCGCAGACCGTCAGGGCAGATCCTTCCAAAGACTTAATGAGCTCTATGCCGAAACTGGACAGGTTGGCTTTAGGGCAACCCAAAGGGTCGATGGAAAACTAATCCTTCCTGAAGCCATCAAAGTGCTTCAGCAGAAAGCGTAGGTGAATAACTATGAGCAACGTTAAAAACTATACTGAGCAAGGCGGTGAAAAAACCGTCATCGGTGGAACACTTGAGATTCTAGAGGGCGGCCAGGTTATTGGCCTCCCCTCCTCCTTCACTCCAGCAGCTTTTCAAACAGACAGCACTGCTAGTACAATAGCAGGACTTGTTTTAGACTTTAATGCACTTCTTGCGAAGCTCAAAGCCGCAGGGCTTATGGCTTCTGAATAATACTAGGAGGTGAGCGTATTGCTAGTTACACTCGAGGAAGCAAAACTTTACCTAAAGGTTGACGAAGATACAGACGATGCGCTCATAGCCTCCTGTATTGATTCTGCAAAAGAGCTCTGTGAGGACATCCTCCGCTTCCCTCTTACTGAATTCACAGAAATCCCGGAGACAGTTAAGCAGGCTGCCCTCTATGCTATTGGGAACCTATATGAGCAGCGAGAAACTCTTGATATGAAGGCAATGATCGAGCTTATGACAAGGCTTCTCTTCGCCTATCGCAAAGAGGGGTGGTAGCTTTGAGTATCGGAACAATGAGGCATCGCATCACTTTCCAGAGGGTTACGCCTTTTATAAACGAGAACGGCTTTGAAGCTGAACTGCCACTTGAGTATAAAAGCGTGTGGGCAGCTGTCACTAATCTTCATGGCAAGGAATACTTCGAAGCAAAAGCAGTCCAAGCAGAAAACACCGTCAAATTCACCATTCGATTTTTAGAAGGCCTTGATCAGACTATGCAGATCGTCTTTGAAGGCAGAACATATAACATTATCTCCATTGATCACATCAAATACAAGAACCGCTATATGGAAATACGGGCATTGGAGGTGGATGGAGATGGCTAAGATTGAGCTAGAGGGCATGCAAGAGCTAATCGACAAGGTCAATAAGCTTGGAAGCCAAGGTACCCAAATCAAAAAAAACGCCTTGGAAAAGTCCGCCGCCATGGTCAAGGGCAGCATGGAAGAAAAGGCCCCCAGATCTAAGGCAAATAAAAGGCATATGGCCGATAACATTCAGGTTTCAGAAGTCAAAACAGTCAATGGTGTGGATTTTATCCAGATTGGGCCTAACAAGGGAAATGATGGAGAATTCTTCCATTCAAAATTTACCGAATGGGGAACCTCGAAGATCCCTGCTCAGCACTGGGCTGAAAACTCCGTCTTAGAAAACAAAAAGAAAATAGATGAAACGATCAAGGATGAACTGCAAAGGGGGCTTGATGGACTTGATTAACAAGCTAATTCTTGAAGCTTTAAAGCCTCTTGGCGTGCCTGTGGGCTTCCAAAAGTACTCTGGGCAAGAACAAATCTACATTACCTTCCACGAATATCTGCAAACCGGCGAGGAATTTGAGGAAGATGACGAGGCCTTCACCGGGCATTATGTGCAGGTGGATGTATGGTCCAGATCAGACTACACTGCCCTAGTGGCTAATCTGAAGATGGCCCTTAAAGCAGCCGGCTTTAACAGGCTTGATGAAGCGGACTTTTATGAACCTGACACAGGACTCTATCACAAAGGGATTAAATTTTACTATTTGGAATCAAAGGAGGTTTAACCAATGGCAAGACAAATTGGACTCAGAGACATCCACATCGCTCTTCTTACAGACGATGACAATACAGGTACGACTTATGCTGCGCCTACAAAACTAGAACGAGCTGTCAGCGCAAAACTTGCGCCAAAGGTCAATTCTGAAAACATCTATTCTGATGATACTGTGGAAGATGTCATCACTGCCTTTGATAGCATTGAGGTCGAAATTGAACTCAACCAGCTGTCCCTTACAAGCAGGGCAACCTTGCAAGGAGCCAAGGTGGTCAAGGGCGTCCTCATCGAAAGCAAAGAAGATATCTCTCCTACTCTCGCCCTTGGCTTTAAGTCAAAAAAGCACAACGGTAAATACCGCTATGTGTGGCTTCTAAAGGGTAAGTTCGAGCTGGCCACAGACGAATACGACACTGAGGCAGAAAAGCCCTCTCCTAAGTCTGCAAAGCTCAAGGGTACCTTCTATTCAAGGGACTTTGACGGCAACTTCAGATTTATAGCCGATGAGGATGAAGTCGGTATAGATCCAACCATCATTGCAGCCTGGTTTACTGCTGTACCGGCAGAACCTACGCCTGCAGTATAAGAGGGAGTGATTATGTTTGAAGGCATCTGAACTAAAAAACAAGGGGATAAAATTCAAGCTTGGTGAAAAAGAATACGAACTAAAACTCAACATGAACACCTTCTGTGAATTGGAGGAAGTCTATGGTGACTTGAATGCCGCATTTGATGATCTGCAGAGCATGAAGCTTAAAGCAGTCAGGGCTCTCCTCTACTCCGCTATAAAAGTTGAAGATGAGAGCGTTACTCTAAAAGCCATTGGCGAGCAACTGGGACTTAGTGACCTAGAAAGCCTCGGTAGCGCAATCAATGAAGCACTAACTAAATCAATGCCAGAGGTAGATGAAACCTCGGGGGAAGCGAAAGCCACTTAAGTCCACAATTCTGGGATTGGAAGTGGCTTTTCTATTTGGGAACGAACCTACTTCGAATGAGCGAGGAACAGTTCTGGAGCAGCACACCTAAAAAGCTACAGGCACTTTTTAATGTTTACAAGACGGTCAATGGAATTGAAACTTCTTCAAGCCTCGACACCATTGACAGCATTTTGTTTTAAAGGAGGTGAACTAGATGGCAAGCAGCAACAGCACTGTAGTGGCGAGAATCGGGCTTGACGACAGTGGCTTTCAAGAAGGCGTGAGTAAGCTTCAGCGCAGTCTGAAAGTGGTTCAAAGTGAATTCGCGGCTGCTAGCTCAAAGCTTGGAGACTTTGGTAAGTCGACTGAAGGACTAAAGCTAAAGGCTGATAGCTTAAGCCGGCAAATGGAGCTGCAAAAAGAAAAGGTAGCGGCTCTAGCTCGGAGTTACAATGAAAGCGTCGAGAAAAAAGGCGCTGATGCTAAGGCCACAGAGAACCTGAAAATCAAGCTGAACTATGCCAATGCAGAGCTAGGCAAAATGCAACAGGAGCTCAAATCGACAACCGAGGAACTAAAGCTTAAGAGTTCAGCCTGGCATAAGCTTTCCGAAAGCATGGACAAAGCAGGCGAGAAAATGAAGGCCGTAGGTGAGAAAATATCCTCTGCCGGTAAGACCCTATCCACTGCTGTTACCCTCCCTCTACTTGGAATCGGAACAGCTGCAACCAACATGGCTATGGATGCTGTGGAATCTGAGAATCTCTTTGAAGTGGCAATGGGCGGTGTAGCTGAAGATGCAAGAAAGTGGTCCGAGGAAACCTCAAAGGCTCTTGGCCTGAATGCCTACAACGTCAGAAGCAACATGGCCACCTACAATGCCATGCTCACCTCCATGGGGCTTGCATCTGACGAGTCCTTGAAAATGTCAGAGGGACTTACACAGCTATCCTATGACATGGCATCCTTTTATAACCTTAAACCCGAGGAAGCCTTCGAGAAGCTCAAGTCAGGTATCTCCGGTGAAGCCGAGCCCCTTAAGGCACTGGGCATTTTAGTCAACGATACTACTATCAAAACCTATGCCTATACACATGGAATTGCCAAGCAAGGCGAAGAGCTGACAGAAGCACAGAAGGTGCAGGCCCGCTATGGCTCCATCATGGAAGCAACCAAGAATGCTCAGGGTGATCTGGCAAGAACCATGGATTCTCCGACCAATAAGCTAAGGATCATGAAGGAGCAGGCCCAGCAGATAGGGATTCAATTCGGCCAGATTTTGATTCCAATACTTGAAAAGCTAATCGCTGTCATCAAGCCTTTGATGGATCGCTTTAAGGGACTCTCCAAGGAGCAGCAGGAGATGGTCGTAAAGATAGCGCTTATTGCGGCGGCTATCGGGCCGGTGGTTTTAGTCATTGGGAAAGTCGTGTCGGTTATAGGTACCTTGTCGTCTGCTTTTGGAGCAATATCTGGAGCCATGGCGGCTGCAGGAGGAGCATCAGGCGCCATGGGAGCTGCCATAGCGGCAATAACCGGACCTGTTGGCATTGCTATTGCTGCGGTGGCAGCATTTATTTCTGTATTCGTATTGCTCTTTAAAAGCAATGAAAGCTTCAGAAACAGCGTTATTACAGTATGGAACCAAATCAAGATGATTATGACCGGCGTGTTTGAGGCAATAAAGGCTTTGATTCAGGCCTTCGTTCAAGTAGCCGGGGCCCTCTGGCAAAAATACGGAGTAGATATCATTACTGTCATCTCTACTGCCTTTAATGTCATAGCATCAGTGATAACTACTGTGCTGAATGTGATAAAAAACATCCTCCAGATTGCGACAAACCTTATCAAGGGCGACTGGCAGGGCGTTTGGGAAGGCATAAAGAATCTGACTGAGAATCTGTGGAATGGAATCCACAGCATTATAAGTGGAGCTTTAAATCTTATAAAAGGAATTATCTCGGTAGAAACAGGCATTGTAAAAAGCACTATCACCGGGGCATGGAATGCTGTAAAGTCAGTTACCTCAAGCATTTGGAACGGAATCAAGACTGCAATTGAAACTCCAATTACTGCAGCTAAAAATACTGTGAAAGCTGCAATTGACGCTATCGTTGGATTCTTTAGGAATATTAAGATCCCCGAAATCAAAATACCAAAGATCAAGCTCCCCCACTTCGATCTTACAGGTAAATTCAGCTTAAGCCCGCCACAGGTGCCAAAGCTTTCAGTCAACTGGTACTCTACAGGAGGAATTTTCTCAAGCCCGAGCATCATAGGTGTTGGTGAAGCCGGCCAAGAAGCGGTGGTTCCAATAGAAAAGCTTGATGAGCTTATGGCAAAGGCTCTTTTGAAGGCTGGCGTAGGAACTCAAGCTAGGGCAATCGAAACAGGGGGCCAAGGCGGAAATGTAACAAATAATTACGAGATTACAATAAACAATCCAAAGCCAGAAGCCGCATCTGAGAGCACTCGCAGGGTTCTTCTTAGACAATCTTATGGCCTGGGTTAATGGAGGTGAAATTGGATTTGAAAGGACAAACATGGCAGTTTAATGGAGTTAACCTAAATACCAAGGCATGGTCAGTAATTGAAGTTCCCGAGGGAATAGGCACACCTGGACTAAGAGGCAGCAATTTACAGGTGCCTTTCCAAAACGGGAGACGATGGATAAAAAAGAGATACGATGAAAGAATCGTTATGCTGCCAATGTGGGTAAGAGGGCTTGATCCCTTGACTGGCAAGCTACCAACCGGTAAGAGTGAAAATGAGATGCTCTATGACAATATTGATTATCTAAGCAGCGTATTTGGAAAAATGGGACAATGCGTATTGAGAAAAATCCTTCCAGACGAAACCGTCCGAGAAGCAATAGCTGAAGTGTACAGACCCGTCAGTTTTGTAAAAACTCAAACCGGGCATGCCAAATTCGCAGTGGAATTCATGCTTTCAGATCCCTTCTTTTATACTCCTCAATCAGTCATACAAACGCAGTCCATAACTTCATCAACTCAAGAATGGAGCCACAATAATCCAGGAACAGCTCCTGTTACTGCTGCAATCATAACCCTAACTGGTCCCATGGAATCCCCAAAGCTTGAATGTTTAGGCATTGATGTTTGGCTTCAGTATCAAGGCAGCATCGGATCTGGAGAAAGCGTGGTAATTAACACAGAGGATTTCAAGTGCGCTAAGGGAAGCACAAATATGCTCTCGGCTATAAAGCATGGTGGTGATGCATACTGGTTTGTACTCGAGTCAGGCTATAATCAGCTACGAATAAGCGGCGCTTCAGGCGGCAGCGTAAAGCTGGAGTATTATCCGGCATATTTTTAATAAATGAGGTGGTTTAATGTATCCAGCAGTTTTAGAGCACAGGATAGCATATGACATAGACGGAACAGAAGTCGGTTATAGGTATATGAGCGATGTTTCACTGGCTACTATTTTCGGCAACGGTGTGAGCAGCTGGCTTGATAGCCAGAGCAAGCAGAACCTAAACAGAGAAGACAGAGCTCAGGAGTGGGGAAAATACGACAATGATCCGGGACTTGCCTTTTGGTTCTTTTTCCCCGAGCTTCGCGAGATTAATAAAATGGGTATCCAGTATCCTGCAAGCGGAATCAGCAATCCAACAGAAAGGCTTATCCAAGGCTCTGTTGATACAACAAACGGCATGGATGGAACCTGGGAAACAGCTGTGTACTCCTACCCTACTCCCACTGCTGATTTAGATAACTGGAGAGACAGTATGTTTACAATATCCTTCTCAGGTCCAGTCAAGACACTGCGCTTTGGCATAAGGCACTCAAGCTATGCTGAGATAATAAAGGTCTGCGGTATTCACATATACGGACGTAAAGCTGCCGGCGAACAAGTTGACGACATAGCCTTTTGTGACGCCTCGGGAAATGAGCTCACATCACTAATTGACTGGGAGGACAGACCTGAAGGGACTACGCAGATAAGATCAATCAAGATCAAGAATGCGAGCACGAGCAAAATAGCAAACAATGTTAACCTTCAATTGAATCACTCGGACTTTACCATAGCTTGGTCTCCTGATGGGCCTTGGCAGAGCGTACTTGATATTGCAAGTATAGGCCCAGGGAGCTTAAGCAGCATAGTCTACATCAGAAACGCTCTACTTCCTCCTCTGCTGACGCTTGGACCAAAGTCAGCCAGGATTATTGCTACAGTCGGCAGCTGGGCATAGGCAGGTGAATTAACATGGGATTACCCGGAATAAATCTGGTATCACCAGATGATCTTTATAGCAGCTCACTCTTAACTCTGCACTTTGATGCGACCTATACGGACAGCCTTGATAAGCTTGCAGCTTCAGAGGTTGTCATAGAAGTAGACAGTGTAAGCACCTTTGACAGTGCAGGCAAGAAAAGCAGCACCTTTTATAATGTGGTATCCGGAGCAACTTGCAGGGCGGCTTTCGCATTTACAAGCGGGTCATGGTTTTGGAGAGTTACTGCTGCTAATGCAAGCGGCAGCACTACCTCGGAAACACGTTCATTTTCAATTGGCTATATCTTAAAGCGAAGCCTGTATCAGATAGAAAATGTGGCAAAATTCGGACCTGCTTGGACGCGAAAGCGAATGCTCTATTTGTTTGAGAACATCTCAAAGTACGGCCCAGACTGGAATGGAATAAGAGGACTCTACAACTATGAAAACATAACAAGCGATCCGCCATTTCCTTTCATCGAGCGTCTCTCTACAACCAGAGCAGCAAAAGGTTCGATTGTAAGCATCTACGGCAATGGCTTTGGAGCTAAGATGGAGTCTGATCCAACAAGTGCTGATAGGGCGGCAAGAGGCTATGGCGGGCAGGTATATCTAGGAGAATTGCTCTGCAACGTCATCTCTTGGAGCTGGCAGCAGATTGTGTTTCAGATCCCACAGGAAGCAGAAAGCGGCGCGGTCAAGGTCAGACTGAATGCGCCGGATCCTCCCGGAATACGCGACAGCAACGTCATCGGACTTGAGGTGTACGAGTCAGAGCCTGCGGATGACATAGGCATAGAGCTTTTCGTTTGCGACAAGAAAAATCCTAACACTATACTTTGCCAACTGGACGGAGCAAGAAACAAGTCATTCCAGGTGCTGCTCAATAACCCTGGTAGCGGCAAGTTCTCCATAAGCAGGTATGATGAAAAGGGAGGAAGCAGGGAATATGTGGCGGATCAAAACTACATCCTCTGCAGGCTTGATGGCATTGATATCTTCAAATGGATCATCGAAACAAGAAAGCCTTCATATGTTGACGATAGCGAGCAACAAATGATCGAGGTAAGCGGCAGAGGGATCCTTTCGCTGCTTGAGCGGGCTGTTGTCTATCCTGAAGGAATGCCTAGTCCGCAGACGCTTGAGAGGAGCTTTACTGACATGCATGGTGGAGCAATACTAAGGCAGCTCATCCTGGAAGCCCAGCAAAGAGGATGCCTTCCGGGCGTTGTTTTGGACTGGAGCGCCGATAAGGATTCGCTTGGCAATCCTTTTGAGGATATGAGCAATATATCTTTTCATGCGGGAACGCCTATTTCACAGGTAATAACAAAGCTTAGCGAAGGCATGGGTCTTTTCGACATTGAGATGACGCCTAATTTGCATCTAAGGCTTTATAAAGTAAAAGGCAGCGACAAGTACGATTCGGTCAAATACCGCCCTGGACAAGCCATCCTAAGGCACGAGAACCAAAGCGACAGCACTAGTGTTACAAATGCCCTCCTGGTGGAAGGTAAAGATGGAAGCCTTGTTGAGACTATGCACCCGACCAGCCAAAACGACTATGGAAGGCGTGAAGGATATCTTCAAGCAAGAAACATAGCTAGTGACTGGGCGAAGCTCCAGGACTACGGCCAGATGTTTCTAAGGAGCGCGGCCCAGGTCAGCTGGGGCATCCAGGGAACGGTAGTTAAATTTGTGGATTCACTCGGGAGTAAGCTAAAGCCTTTTGAAACATTCATGCACGGAGACTGGATTGGCTGGTACATTCCACCGGAAGGAGCAGATACGGCAGGATTTGACGGCAAGGTTAGAGTCAAGGGGATAACCTGCGAGGAAGATAGCGAAACAGGCCTTGTCAGGTACGTGCTTGAGCTCAACAACATAATGCTGGAGCATGAAATCAAGATGGCTCAGCTTGTGGAGCGCCTGTCTATGTTTACAAAGGACAGCGTGCTGTCAAACCCGGCAACACAAACTCCAGCAAACATCAGCCACAATCACACGCATTCGATGCTGCTTGGCTTGGATGCGGATGATCATCCTCAGTATTACAACGAGGCAAGGCATGCGGCTGATTCGCATAGCAGCATACAGAGAGTATCTAGCCTAAAAAGATCGGGCGGCAACGTTCTTACTGGTGATGTCACGCTTGTTGCTGGAAGCAACGTATCCATCTCACAAAATGACGCACAAAAGAGCATTACAATATCATCAATCGGAGGCGGTGGAACTAGCTATCAAAATCCCATAGACACTCCCCCCTCAAATCCTCACAGCATGGATGATGAATTTGATGACGAAACAATTGATGCAAGGTGGAACTGGATAAATCAAGGGACAGGTACATCTATAGAGGAAAAAGGATATTTAAAAATCTTGATTCCAGGCAACTCATCGGCACTGGTAAGAGGCATTGTACAGACAGCGCCCAGTGGAGATTTTACTGTCACAGCAAAGCTCCTAGGCAGCGATAAGGTGGGCTCGTATTTTAAATATGGCATAATTCTTTCAGAATCTCTAACTGGGAAGCAGAAGTTTTTGAACCTTGAATCAACAGCAGTTGACCAGTCACCCAATATAATGTGGGAGGATTATAACACTCCAACAAGTAGAAACACATACTCGCGTTATGGCAAAGGCTTTACTGTCGGGTATCTAAGAGCAAAAATCTACAATGACTCTGGGACATGGAAGGCAAATCTCATGTATTCTCCTAACGGTATTTCATTCCCAATGCATTCATCAGGAGTAACAATAGGATTTAAGCCAGGTTATGTAGGACTTGGAATAAACAACGAAAATGCTTCAGCCGCTTTTGCAGGATATTTTGATTGGATTAGGATTACGGAGCCGTAAGGCTCTTTTGTATTTTAAGGAGCAAGGAGGTCTAAACTTATGAGAGAGATTTCAAACTGGAGTCAAATCGCATGTGCTACTATTGGCGCTTACATAGGCTATTTTCTGGGAGGATGGGACGGGTTCCTTTATGCGCTGGTAGCATTTGTGGTCATTGACTACGTGACGGGCATAATGGTGGCCATCTTGGAGAAACAGCTTTCAAGTGAGATCGGCTTTAGAGGTATCTTCACAAAGGTGCTGATATTTTCATTAGTGGCAATTGGACACATCATTGATTCACAGCTCATACAAAGTGGAAACACCATCAGAACTGCAGTCATCTTCTTCTATCTCTCCAATGAAGGGATCAGCATCCTGGAGAACACTGCGAAGATAGGTTTGCCAATACCAAACAGACTCAAGGGCGTGCTTGAACAGCTCAACAAGGAGGATGCACAATGAATCTAAAGAAGCAAATATTGACGAAAAATGCCTGTTACAAAGCAGGTGAAATGATCGTCCCACAAGGGATCATGATACATTCGACCGGTGCAAACAATCCCTTCTTGAAGCGCTATGTCGCTCCTGATGATGGATCGCTTGGAAAGAACCTCTACGGCAACCACTGGAACCAGGATAGGCCTGATGGAAGAAAAGTCTGCGTCCATGCATTCATAGGGAAACTGGAAAACGGAAGCATTGCAACCTACCAGACGCTACCCTGGAGCCATCGCGGATGGCATTCAGGAGGCTCTGCCAACGATACCCACATCGGATTCGAGATCTGCGAAGACAACCTGAGCGATCCTTCCTACTTTGCAGCCATATATAAAGAAGCTGCAGAGCTTTGCGCATACCTTTGCAAACAATATGGCCTTACCGAGAAAAGCATCATCTGCCACTCTGAGGGCTACAAACTCGGCATCGCCAGCAATCATAGCGATGTGATGCACTGGTTTTCTAAACACGGAAAAAGCATGGATTCCTTTCGCGCTGAAGTCAAAAGGCTGCTCCAGCTTCAGGCAGCTGAAACAAGCACAAAGGCCGAAACGAAAAAGCTCTACCAGGTTCAGATTGGCAGTTATAGCTTTAGAGCCAATGCTGAAGCGATGCTTGCCAAGGCCAAGGCTGCTGGCTTCAAGGACGCTTTCATAAAAACTGTATAGACTATATATTACCGCCGGGTGGATGCTTTCACCTGGCGGTTTTTCTATTTCTCCATTTTTCAGGTACTCAAACAATTGCCTTCTGTCCTTTGAATGTTGAGGGAATAATCCTCAACTTTTGAAGGAGGAAAACATATGAACCAATTGCAAAAAGAGCGTATCATAGAACTCCGCTCCATTGGCGTGGGCTATAGAAAAATTGCAAATATCCTTGGACTATCAATAAATACAATAAAGTCATATTGCCGCAGGAATAAGTTGATTAACAATCTTACTGAATCTAAAGCAACTACCATAGTCAGCCAAGCTTTCTGCAAACAATGCGGAAATGAACTATTTCAAACACCCGGTAAAAAGCCGCTGAAGTTCTGTTGCAATGAGTGCCGAACCAAGTGGTGGAATACACATCAAGACAAGGTGAATAAAAAAGCCATCTATTCATTTGACTGCTCTTACTGTAATGAGCCTTTCACTGCATATGGCAATTCCAGTAGGAAGTATTGCTCCCATGAATGCTACATCAATGACCGTTTCAAGGGTGGTGAAACAGTATGACAAAGGACCAGTTTGAATCTGAAAAACTATACCAATCCTCCCTTGCAATCGCACGCTCCATGCTGAATAAAGACCTTGTAACAGAGGAAGAATTTGACCTGATTGAGGCTTCCCTTCGAGAAAAATATCGCCCCAAATTGGGCACATTATTCTTCCATAGTCGCTTGACTTAGCAGCTCTTTAGAGTGATGTATAGTGTTGGAAAGGAGTGAGTTCTTTGCGTAAAATAAGCAAAATCAAGCCCTCAGTGCCGGTTATGCCAACCCGCAAACGAGTCGCAGCCTATGCCAGAGTATCTGAAGAAAAAGGCAGAACACTGCACTCACTTTCGGCACAGATCAGCCACTACAGCTCCTATATTCAAAAACAACAAGAATGGGAATATGCTGGTGTTTACGCTGACGAAGGCATAACCGGCACTACGAATAACCGCGAAGCATTCAAAAGATTACTAGATGACTGTGAGGCAGGCAAAATAGACATAGTCCTAACCAAGTCCATCTCACGCTTTGCTAGGAACACAGTAGACCTTCTGGAAACAGTACGACACCTACGGGAGCTTGGAATTGAAGTACGCTTCGAAAAAGAGCACATCAATTCACTCAGCGGTGACGGTGAACTTATGCTTTCCATCCTGGCATCATTTGCACAGGAAGAAAGCCACTCTATCAGTGAAAATGTCAAATGGGCTATAAGAAAAAAGTTCCAGCAAGGAATACCAAATTCCTTCAGTATCTACGGATACCGCTGGAATGGTAAGCAATTCATTGTTGAGCCTCAAGAAGCGAGGATTGTAAGGTTGATTTTCGATAACTTCCTGAAAGGAATATCGGCCGAGGAGACCGAAAAGCAGCTCGAAGAAATGAGCGTCAAATCCTACACAGGTGGTCATTTTGGCAACACCTCTATTCGCACCATACTGCGAAATGAAAAGTATACTGGCAATATGCTGCTCCAAAAAGTGTTTATACCAAATTATATTACACACAAGTCAAAAAACAACGAGGGCGAACTTCCGCAATATTGGGTCGAGGGCTCTCATGAAGCAATAATAGATTTGGATACCTTCAACAAAGTTCAAGCAGAGATAGCCCGCCGTAGAGAAGTAGGTGCTATAGCGAATCTCCCAATAAACACGGGGTGCTTCACTAGTAAGATTAAATGCGGTATCTGCGGAAGAAACTTTCAGAGATCTTCAAAAAGCCGCAAACCTGACAATTCATATAAGATGTGGACTTGCGCCTCTAGGCGGAAAAGCCTTGGTTGCAAAAATAAGGATATCCCAGAAACAACGCTGAAAAAAGCCTGTGCGAATATCCTTGGAATAGACGAATTTGACGAGAATGTCTTTATGACACAGATTAAACAAATCATTGTCCCTGCTCCGAATGAGCTTGTCTTCCACTTTCACGACGACACCGTTATTAATCAGCATTGGGAGTCTACTGCAAGAAAAGACTGGTGGACAGCTGAAGCTCGGGCAGCAAGGTCTGCATACAGCAAAAAACATCCACGAAGTTCGGGAACAATCACCTGCTTTACCTGCAAAATAAGCTGCAATAAATGTGGTCAAAATTTACACAGGAAAACCAGCACTCTTGTGAGTGGAGAGAAAACCCGTCACTGGCGGTGTCCAGCATACAGTAATTGCGGGCACAATGGCTTGGAAGAAACTCTGCTAAAAACAATATCCGCCGACGTTCTTGGTATCGATGAATTTGATGAGACTGTGTTCATTGATAGGATTGACCATATCACCGTGGTTTCGAATCACGAGCTAATTTTCCATCTAAAGGACGGTAGCGAGGTTACGAGGCAGTGGCAGTTCAAATACCGACAACCAGCGTGGTCAGAAGAACGGAAAAAGCGCAAAAGAGAGAAAATTCAAGAAGCACGGAGGAAAAAATATGAGCAGCAAAACATCTAAAAATGTTACAACCATTCCTGCTAGGGTTAGCCGTTTTACTGCGACTCCTATCAATGATAAAAGAAAGCGCCGCACTGCGGCTTATGCAAGGGTATCCACCGATAGCGATGAGCAGTACACGAGCTATGAAGCGCAGGTCGATTACTACAGCAACTACATCAAAAGCCGTGATGACTGGGAGTTTATCGGAATTTATACTGACGAGGGAATTTCAGGCACAAACACCAAACATCGCGAAGGTTTCAAACGCATGATAGCCGACGCCTTAGACGGCAAAATTGACCTTATAGTAACCAAATCGGTCAGCAGATTTGCCCGAAATACAGTAGACAGTCTTACCACGGTTCGTCAGCTCAAAGAAAAAGGAATCGAGATCTATTTTGAAAAAGAAAACATCTGGACCTTGGATTCAAAAGGCGAACTACTAATTACCATCATGTCATCCCTTGCCCAGGAAGAAAGCCGCAGTATTTCCGAGAATGTAACCTGGGGAAAACGCAAGCGGTTTGCAGATGGTAAAGTGACCGTTCCATTCGGGCATTTCCTCGGATACGACAGAGGCAAGGATGGGAACCTGGTAGTGAATAAAAAAGAAGCTGCCATTGTCAGACGCATTTTCTCCCTCTTCCTTAAAGGGTATTCAACCTATACGATTGCAAAAATACTAACTGAAGAAGGCATTCTTTCACCTGGCAAAAAGCCAAAATGGAATGCTGCAACAGTCCGCCGAATGCTTCAGAACGAAAAATACAAAGGCGATGCCCTTTTACAGAAAAGTTATACGACGGATTTCCTCACCAAGAAAAAGAAAATCAATGAGGGCGAGATTCCACAATACTATGTAAAAAACAACCACGAGGCTATCATCGACCCTCCTGTATTCGATATGGTTCAGATTGAACTGGATAACCGCAAATCGGGTTCTAACCGCCGAAGTGGGATCACCATATTTTCAAGCAGGATAAAATGCGGCCAGTGCGGTTCTTGGTACGGCTCAAAGATATGGCACGCCACCGATAAATATCGTCGCACCGTTTACCAATGCAATCGCAAATACGATGGTGACAATCTCTGCCGGACACCACACCTTGACAAAGAAACAATCAAAAAGCTCTTTATATCAGCGGTTAACAAGCTGCTCTCCGACAGGGAAGAAATTCTGGAAAACTTTGAATTTATAAAGGCTAGGATATTCGACACTGCCGACTTGGAAAAGGAGGAGGCTGAACTGCAAAACGAAATCGAGGTTGTAGCTGGGATGATACAGCAAACCATCGGTGAAAATGCACACTTCGCTCTTAGTCAGGAAGAATACCACACACGTTACAACGGACTGGTTGACCGCTTTGAACTTGTCAAAGCTCGCCATGCTGCGGTTACCAGAGAAATTACCGACAAGCAGACAAGGCTCTTTATGATGAATGCTTTCCTCGACATCCTCCGCAGGCAAGATAACCTGCTTACCGAATTTGACGAAAAGCTGTGGTGCAGCCTTGTAGACTACGCTACTGTTTATGGTAAAAATGATGTGAGATTTATATTTAAGGATGGTACGGAAATTCGAGTGTGCAAAATAAAGTGTGTATCTTCCTTAGAATTGATATAATCAAACTGATGATACTGATACTATGTCAATAAAATGGACACTGCAAATGGAGTTTTTCTAAGCAACCGCTTTAAGCCGGTAGTATTCTTTTCATATTGGATTGGAGACATATGATTATTTGCTGAATGAATCCTTTTAAAATTGCAAAAGTTTATTATATAGCTCCAAATGCTTGATTCTGATTGATTAAGAGTTCTATAGTCCTCATAGAAGATCAGATCGCGCTTGATTGTTTCATGAAACGGCTCTATGTAAGCATTGTCATAACAGTTGCATTTGCAGCTCATACTGGTCAAAGTGCCGCATTTCCTCAGTATGGACTGATAGTCTTTCGAACAATACTGACTTCCGCAATCTGAATAATGAATAAGGCCTGGCTTTTAAAATTGGCGTGCTATAGCCCTCTTGAGAGTTTCTATAACAAGCTCTTTGGTCATTTTGCTGCCAGTTGCCCCTCCGATTATTCTTCGCGAATACAAGTCCATAACTGTGGCCAGATAAAGCCATCCTTCTATTGTGCAAACATGACCAGGCTACTCCACGAGCGCTTACCTTGAAATTCTGATTATCGGTATTATTATATTTCAAAACATCATTCCGTGTGTCCATTTTTTTATACTATCATCAAAGAGTACAATTGTTGGTTTGGTTAATATAAAAAACAAGCTGTAAAATACTTTATAAGTACTATGAATATGTGATAGTATTAATGCATAATCAATTCAGAAAGGATATAAACTGATGACAGATTTTTTTTATAGGCTAACAGAATCGGTAACGATAAATATAGCAACTCTCATATTGCTAATATTAACAACATATTGTTTTTGGGTTATTAAATATTCTGGCATCACAAATTGGATTAGACAAACGCTTCACCCAAGAAGGAGAGTTTACACACTTGATCGAAGTGATATTGGTGATATAACTAAATTAGAAAAAACAACATTTAAAAACGAATTAACAACAGAGGAAAGAGAGATTGTCGTTAATTTTTACTCTTCAAGGAATAACTCGAAACCTTTTAATGGAATATCTGTCAGGTTAGATGATGTTGTGATAACCGAGGAAGACAAATTAGACCTTACAATTTCTCGAGTTGAATTTTTTGATTTCCTATCTACAAATTTGAGTATTTACCCAGCTAATTCTCCTATCCTATCTTTCAGAAACGTTTTGTTGGCAGTTAGAAGGTGGTGGAGAACGTTTGATCTTATCACAAAAGTCAAAAATGCTGTTGACAAATATGGGAACATCAAGAGTTTTATTGATGTTGTAAAAATCAAATCGTTAGCTAATATAATCACAGTTAGCATACTTATTGTTGACAGTGAAAATAAGTTGGGAATTGTAAAGCGGTCAAAAAAAGTTGCAATATCATCTGGGCACTTTAGTGTTACAGCGGCAGGAACGTTATCTCAAGAAGATTATGAAACTTATAATCCTTTTTTGAGTTGTATAACTAGAGAAGTCGAAGAGGAACTGAATTTGAAAGGTATCGAGATTGTATTTGATGAAGTTATTATATCTAAACAAAAATTACAACCTGTTTTTTGTTTTAATGCAAAAATAGACGAAAGATGGGAAGATATGATTGATAATATAAAGCTTGCAAAAGATTTTTCATTTGAAACTAATTCAATATTTGCTGTTCCAGTCAATAAGGCTATACCTTTTGTGGCTCATACAATCATGACGGATGCATCAGCTTATCAGATATGGAAGTATACAGAAAAATATCATAAAAAGACGAATTGGCTTATATCTGCACTTACTCCTATAAGGATTAGAAAATTCGAATTAAAATAATGTATCCACTAAACTCTACTAAAGATGCACTAAATATGTGTTGTAATTGTTTTTCACAAGAACCAATTCATCATTTTGCAAAACTTTTTCTGCACACCCTGTTGGGTGGTCATATCTTACAACAAAAACATTATCAGCGTTGCTTGCTTTAAAATGTCATTTTCCATATTAAGCTGCTGATTTTATTTGCGTAGTTTTCTTCAGGAGTGCGATTATCATTTGCTTGAAAGAACCAAAATTTCGACTTTTGTGGACCCAGTATCAAATGTTGATCCAATAAGATCATACTTAGACAGCATGTATTTCCTGGATATTCCATTTAAATACAGTTGTCCCATTTGATTTTTGGAATCAACAATGAATTTTGACAT